TCAATCCATATTTCTACACTTGTCCCATCAGCTATTGCAGTCTGCTTGATTATATCTTCACGTTGATTTGTTCCCCACTGACCACGTGGGCAGTCATTCACTAATTGATAAACAAGTAACATAAAGTAGTCAATCACTAATAAACAGCGTCAACTTAATAACATGTTATAAAACATACTAATAAAAAAGCTTATAACTATTATTATGTAAAATAGACACAATGGCAGTTAATTATAGTCTGCTCCTACTCTATTGATATGAAGTCAAACAAAGCAATATAAGGCACTATTATAATATGTAAGCATGTAACATGGTCAATGAATAGATCAAGCCAGAGGAGGGGCCGTACCGAGTGACAGATAAAAGTAGTAATTATTCTCCCACTACCTCTTTTAGAATGTACAAATTTATTTGAATTTCTGTAAACTTTATTAAGAAAGCAAACAGAAAAAATTTTGAAATTTTTTATTTAGAAATCAGGAAAGTTAGTTTTGAACTACTACGTCTTATGAAAAGGATTTGTTTTATTAAATTGATGTTGTAATTTTTCATTAATAGATTCCCCATGATTTACAAAAAAGAAACCTTTTGCAGATACACGTTTTCCTTGAACACATTTTAAAATATAGGAAGCATCTATGCCTGTTGTTAATGTTGCTTCACAACGACTTTTATGTGTTTGGATAAAATTTCCTTTCAAATCATATTGATCTATAAATTTATTTTCTTCATTTTTTTGAATTCTGTGTGTATGAAAACCTTTACGAACAGATCGTGATTTTACAATAGGATCGATATAATATGTTTTATCATTTGCTTTTATTATTTGTTTTTGTGTAGGGTTTTCCCCATGTGTCCAAATAAATTGTCCTGTCCTTCTGCTTTTATTATGTAAGTATAATGAAATATTACTTCCTAAAACACCTGTTATTTTTTCTGCTTCTGTTTGATTTTTATATTCTGCTATAAAATTTCCTTGTAAATCAAATTGAGATACTTTTGCATTTTCAATTTGATTTTTATATTGTTCTACTTTTTTAGAAATGTTTTCATTTAAATAACACCAAAGAAATTTTCCAATAGGGTTTTTTGTATGTGTAAGTTGATAGTATATTGTTAAACGTGGTATTTTTGTTTGATAATGTGCCTCAGAAATACTTTGAAATTTGTTTATATATTTTCCTTGTAGATCATACTGTATTATTGTTTTTGATGTTGATAGTATAATTCCAAGAGAAGATGAAGCATTAGAATTTATATTAAATTTATCAGGAAATCTTTTAATCCAATAATCTTCTCTTGCTAATAAACGATCTTTAAATTCTAAAATAGGTTCATTCCTTTTTTTTTAGGAATAAATTCAATAATATAAAATAACAAATCATCTTCTCCATATTTATTATAATGGTTTTGTAAATGTACATTGTGATGTGTGTTTTTTCTTAATTGATATAAGTGTTGATAAAATATACGTTGACTAAAATTAACAGCACTTCCAATATAAACTTTATTGTTTGTATAGGTTTCAATAGAATACACCCCTGATTCTGTGCGTGTTTTTCTTAAACGAATATGTTCCATGACAAAAATATATAAAAAGCCCCTTTAGTAAAAGGCTTACCGATCATATTCTTTTGGAATAGAACGCAGTTACTATTGGGGCTAATTGTATTTTTTGATTGCATAATATGATCAGTAAGCATGACAAAGCTATAACTTAAATTGTATTATACAAATTTTTTTGATTAAAAACAGCATTGTTGACTTCAATAAAGGTGTTTTCCCTTAATCAGACCTTTTTTCATTTCAACAATGCTGTTTTTTTAGTTCCCTCCTGTGTTTTAATAATATCTTAAAATCGACTTTTAATCTTTTTTTCCTCTAAAGTATTACTATTTAGTGTAATATCATTTTATCATATAAAATAAATTACTTAAATGTATTGTTATATAAAAAACTAATATTATATTTTGGCAAATTTTTGAATAAATGGGTTGGGAAGCAACAGCTAAATGGGACGACAAATTCATATTGCAAGCAACACAACTTGCATTATTAGGACATTCTGATGTAGAAATTGCAAAAGTATGGGGTATTAGTGCTGAATGTCTTGGTAAATGGAAAAATGATAAACCAGGATTCTACGAAGCTCTGCAACAGGGGCGTGTACCTGCACAGGGAGAAGTGGCAGCAAGCCTTTTTAAAGCTGCATTAGGATATGAATACGAAGAAGATGCTGTAACAAGTTACCAAGGAAAAGTGACTATTACAAGAGTAAAGAAGTACAAGGGGCCAAATCCTTGGGCTTGTGCAAAGATACTTGCAGTTAAAGACAGGCTGAATTGGTCAGAAGTACAACGTTCAGAATCTATTCATACTAATATTAATATAGCAAAATTGGATTTGACAGGAATGGATCCGGGAATATTGACGGCAATTGAAAATGCACACAAGAAACAATTAGTAGAGAATGTCGGAGACTCTTGAGTTTGTAAGGACACGACAACGAATGCCTGAAATAAAGGAAGACGGACTTTTGATGCAAGCCCTTAATAACCCTATCGCTGTTACACGTGAGCTTAATAATAGAAGTCTTTATCATTTTCTACAATATTTCTGGCCTGTTATTTCTGCCCACACCTTTCAACCAAACTGGCACATAGAATTTCTTTGTACTGAACTTGAAAAAGTTGCACGTAAAGCAGCAGCAAAAGAACCGAGAGACTATGACTTGGTTATCAACATAAGTCCGGGCACAAGTAAAACCATTCTTACAAGTATAATGTTCCCTGCATGGTGTTGGACACAGTGGTTCTGGATGCGATTCATCACAGCAAGTTATTCAAAGGACTTAGCCCTTGAAAGTGCGGAATATTGTAGGGACTTGGTGCGATCCCCAGAATTTCAAAGACTTTATCCTGACATACGGATAAAAGAAGATAAAGATACAAAGTCAAATTTTAAGATAGTAAAGAAAGTTCCCGGACTTAGTGCATCACATTGCCCAAAGATAATATCAGGTGGTTCACGTTTCAGTACATCCGTAGGAGGAACGTTAATGGGGTTTCATGGGGATATATTAATAGTGGATGATCCTTTGAACCCTCAACAGGCAGCTTCAGAAGTGGAACTTGGGGTAGCAAACAGGTGGATGGAGCAAACACTCCCTACAAGGAAAACAAATAAAGCTGTTACTCCTACCATATTAATTATGCAACGTCTTCATCAAGATGACCCGGCAGGACACTTGCTTGCAAAACAAAAAGCAAACATCCGACATATAAGTCTTCCCGGGGAATGTCGAAATTATGCAGCACAAGTAAAACCAGCAGAATTAATAAAATTTTACAAGGATGACCTCTTTGATGTAAACAGGATGCCTTGGAAAGTTTTAAATGATATGCAAGCAGACTTGGGACAATATGGTTTTGCAGGGCAAATAGGACAATACCCAACTCCTCCCGGTGGGGGAATGTTCAAAGTGGATCATTTTCAGTTTGCAACAAAGTTTCCAAATAAGAGAGTAGATCACACAGTAAGATATTGGGATAAGGCAGGGACAAAAAATGCAGGGGATTACACAGTAGGACTAAGGATGTGTAGGTTAGAAAATGGGTTTTATGTTGTAGAAGATGTAAAACGTGGTCAGTGGGGAACAAATCAACGTGAAGATATAATCAAGCAGACTGCAATAGCTGATGGGACAAGTGTAGAAATATGGATTGAAACAGAACCAGGGAGTTCAGGGAAGGAAAGTAGTGAGAATACAATTCGTAATCTTGCAGGGTTTAATGTAAGGCAGGAGCACCCAACAGGGGATAAAGCTACACGTGCAGACCCTTATTCAGTACAGGTAAATAATGGGAACGTAATTTTGATGGCAGGGGAATGGAATAAAGCATACTTGGATGAATTAAGATTTTTCCCATATTCTACGCACAAGGATTGTGTGGATGCAAGTAGCGGGTCTTTTTCTAAACTTGTAGGAAAAAGAATTGCTCGCAGAATCACTTAAATTAAATATTATATTACAATGGAAACAACAAACACAGGAGTAGTTAAATTTTTTACAGAGAAGAACTTCGGATTCATTACGGATGAAGCAACGAAGAAAGAAATTTTTGTACATGGTTCAGATACACTTGACAGATTGGTTGCAGGAAATGAAGTTGAATTTAATATTGTCAAAGGGGACAGGGGACTAAAATGTACTGACGTACGAAGAGTAAAGGTAAAAGTAAACCCTATATAATATAAGGTATGGTAAAAGCATGTTTGATTCTTGGGTTATTTGTTTTGGTGATTATATTAATTTTAATATTCACAAGGGATAAAAAGTAATGGAAAGAAAACGACATACGGAATCAGTTCAAACTTTATCAGGCAAACAAATACAGACCTTGACAAGTATGGTTACTGCCAGAGCAAATCTTGCAGCAAAGTTGGGGCAACAGTATGGTGGGGACAGGGATGTATATAAGGCATTAGGGTATAAAAAAGAACTCAATTACACTGATTATTGGACACAATACACTCGACAAGACATTGCTAAAGCAATCATTGACAGACCTGTAAAAGCCACTTGGCAGGGACAATTAGAGCTTATTGAATCAGAGGATGCTCAAAAAACAGTATTTGAGAAAGCTTGGTATGATTTGAATAAGAAGTTAAAATTACGTTCTCTGTTAGCACGTGTAGACAGATTGACAGGGATTGGTAGGTATGGAGTTCTTTTACTTGGCTTAGATGATGTAGGTGATGATACACAAGGATTTTCTAATCCTGTAAATCAATCAAAGGCAAGGGAATTGTTATATGTAAAGCCATTTGGGGAAAATAGTGCAAAGATTGACACTTATGTAACAGACCCAAGCAATCCACGATATGGGATGCCTTTAATGTATTCAGTAGAGGTTGCTGATGTTGCAAGTGGTAGTAGTTCAGTAGTGAGGGTGCATTTCTCAAGGATGTTACATATTTTGGAGGATCATTTGGAATCTGAGGTTATGGGTATCCCCAAACTTGAATCTGTATTTAATAGGTTGTATGACTTGGAAAAGTTGGTTGGGGGTGATGCTGAAATGTTTTGGCGTGGTGCACGTCCGGGTTATCAGGGGAATGTGGATAAGGATTATTCAATGACACAGGCAACCAAGGATGACTTAAAAGATCAGATTGATGAATATGAGAATGGGTTGAGAAGAATTCTCATAAATGAGGGGATTGATTTAAAAGAATTAGCTCAACAGATTGCAGACCCAACAGGTCACATGGATATTCAGTTGACAATGATAAGTGCTGTTACAGGTATTCCAAAGAGGATATTGAGTGGTAGTGAACGTGGGGAATTGGCAAGCACACAGGATACAGGGGAATGGAAAACTTATGTTCAGAGCAGAAGGGAAGATCATGCTGAACCACACATTATACGTCCATTTACAGACAGGTTGATTGAATTAAGGGTGTTACCGAAGCCTGAAAGTGGAGATTATAAAGTAGATTGGTTGGATTTGTTTTCAATAAGTGAAAAGGAAAGAGTAGAAATTGGTAAATCAAGAGCAAATGCAATTCGGGAATATACAACTAACCCGATGGCAGAATCTGTTATACCACCTGATGCTTTCTTTGAATTCTGTTTAGGATTGTCACAGGGGCAAATAGATTTGATTAAAAAACAATTAAGTGCAGGGATAAGTGAAGAACAAAAAGATTTGATGGAGGAGATTAAGGAAATTACAGCACCACCTGAACCTCCTACACCTGTAAAAGAAGTTGTAGCTCCTGCAAAAACAGCAGCATTACCGAAGAAGAAGAAATCAGTGATTAAATGAATAGAAGGAAATGAAAAAGAAAGAATGTAGTATTTGTGTTAGCAGTCTTTTATTTATGTGTAGTAGTTGTAAAATGTGCAATGAAGATATGGTACGTAAACCCATTATGCAAAATGGTAAAACAATTGAAGTAGTTAAATAATGGAAGAAATTTTAACATATCAACAAATTAAAAATTTTGACCCAACGAAAACTACGTTGCTTAGAAATGCTTTTGTAAAGGATATGAACAAAAGGTTCACTGAACTCGCTCTTGTTGTTAAAAGGTCTGTTTATAATAATGATTGTTTTGGTTTGAAAAAGTCTGATTTACAGGGGAATCAAATGCAACCTGTTTCAGAGGAAGAATTTAAGTACAAAAGTAGTTCTGAAAAAATTGCTTTGTTTCTTTTATGGTTACAGGCACAGACAGACAGGGGGATTCTTAATATTGCAAGATTTACAGATCCTTGGACAAACAGGTATGTTTATGAGGCTTATAGGAGAGGTGTAATAAGGGCAAGAGCAGAATTGATAAAAGCAGGGTACAAAGTACCAACCATAGAGGAAATGGGGGGAATTGAAGTTGTACTGAAGAATATTTATCATGTAGAAACATTAGGACTGTTACAGGGAAAAGTATTTACTGACCTAAAAGGTATTACAGATGCAATGAGTTCACAGATCAGTAGAATACTGACACAAGGATTTTTAAATGGGGAAACTTCTGCTTTGATTGCAAGAAAACTTGTAGCCACCATAAATGGTACAGGGATGGGGGATTTGGGGATAACAGATACGTTAGGTAGGTTTATTCCTGCTGCACGTAGGGCAGAAATGTTGGCAGAAACTGAAATTATCAGGGTTTTTGCGGATGCAACATTGCAAGAATTTCGTAATTGGGGTGTGGAGAAAATTACTGCCAAGGCAGAATTTAGAACGGCAGGTGATGATAAGGTGTGTGAAAAATGTATTCATTTAGAAGGAAAAGTTTACACGTTAGATGAAGCAAGTGGTGTAATACCTGTCCACACGAAATGCAGATGTACTTGGGAAATATATATTGAAGAACTTCAAAAATATAAGTAAAGAATGGGTTCAATAGTAGACTATGATAATTTTTCAATTTTAACTCCTACATCAAGCAATACAGCAGTAGGGGGTGTAGGAACAGATAATCTTGTTTATTGCAGACGTTGTATTGAAAGACTTGGGAAGGATTGGGGTACTATAAAATATATTACAAGTAATAAGTCAAAAACACATATTTATAATTGTAGTGTATGTGGTTGGCAAGTAACACAGAAAAGAGCAAACATTATTAAAGAATAGGAGGAACGAAAAATGCCTTTTACACCAGAAGATGCAGAAAAACATAAGAAGGATTTAACTTCAAAACAGAAAAATCAGTGGAGTAGGGTGGCTGAATCTGTGAGGAAAAGATTGATGAAAAAAGGAGTGTCTGAAAAGGAAGCAGCAGGTGAAGCTGTTAAACAGGCAAATGGAGTTGTAATGAATACTAATGAGAGTAAGGGAGAATATTCTGTTTATAAGAATAAGCAGGTATTGGATTATGAGGTGAAACTCACTGTTCATCAGGAAAAGGCTCATTTGGTCATCCCTGTTGTGATGATGGTTGAGGGTGTTCATAATGGTAGTCAGGGGGCTTTATTTCATTCAATGGATGAACTTGGTAAATTTCCTGCATCATGGAATGGAATACCTGTTGTGATTTATCACCCAGAGGAAGATGGTATGTCAGTATCTGCTAATGATCCTGATATTATTGACAAAATGACAGTGGGTAGGGTTTATAATACTTCTGTTGATGGGAAGAGATTGAAAGCAGAGTTGTGGTTAGATGAAGATAAACTCAATAATATTTCTGTAAATACTCTCGAAGATATAAATGAGACAAAAGAAGTTGAAGTAAGTCTTGGAATGTTTACAGAGAATATATTGGAAGAAGGGGAGTATAATGGTAAGAAATATGTTGGGATAGCAACTAATCACAGACCTGACCATTTAGCAATACTCCCAGATCAGATTGGAGCTTGCTCGTGTGCTGATGGGTGTGGATTAGGGGTAAATAAGAAAACAATAAAAGGCATATCTTTAAATGAGGCTTTGAAAGCAGTGAGTGAAGAAATGCTTATGGTAGTAAATCAAGCGGGTTGGGTTTTACATGAAATAGGAAATCACGCTGAACAAGGATATAACGAACGTATGAGTATGATTTATGACAAATTACGTTCATTAGATAGTGATAAAATTTATCATTATTTGGAAGAAATGTATGACGATTATTTAATTTACTCAAAGAGTGGGGATAATAATCGTAAAATGTTTAAGCAGAGTTACCAAATCACCAGCGGGGTGGTTGAGTTTATTGGTGATCCTGTGGAAGTCCACAAAAAAGTGGATTATATTGTAAATAGTATTAACAATAAAAAGGAGGAACAAAAAATGGCAAATGAAAATTGCCCTAAATGCCTCGAAAAAATAAATGCTTTGATTGCAAATGTGCAGTCACCATTTATTGAGGTAGACAGGGAATGGCTATTGACTCAAAATGAAGCAACTCTTGATAAACTTGCCCCAGTGGTAAATGAAGTTGAGAAAGTTGTTGAGAAGACAGTCGAAATTAATAAACTTTCCAAAGAAGATCAGGCAGACATTGCTTGGGCAAGACAACAGAGGAAAGAGAAACGTGATACTATGATTCAGGGAATTCAGGCAAATACTTCAAAAGAGTTGTGGCCAAATACTGAATTTGAGACTATGACAGATGTTCAGATCAAAAGAGTATTTGATTCTGTTGTAAAAGAGGAAAGTGCAGTAGCAGGTAATTATTTATTGAACAGTGCAAATAATTTCAATGCTAATGCAAGTACGGAAGAAATTTTACTGCCGTCAGGTATAAAATTTGAAGATAAAAAATAAGACAAGGAGGAAAAGAAAATGGCAACTATTAACACAATTAGACTTAAAAATTACTCCGATGTTTTTGAGGAGTATGCTGCCGGTGCTGCTATTGTCCCTGGTTCGTTGGTGGAACTTACCCCAGCTACGGCTGATACGGTAAGAGTTCATGCAACTGCTGGTGGAAATGCAATACCAATGTTTGCTTTGGAAGATGAACTTCAGGGTAAAGGGATTAATGATGATTATGCTACTGGTGACAGGGTTCAGGTATGGATTCCGGGACGTGGAGATCAGGTATATGCACTTCTGAAAGATGAGCAAGATATTGCTATTGGGGATTTCATGGAATCAGCAGGTTTAGGACAGGTTCAGAAGCATGCGGCTGATGTTGGTGATTCAACAGTAGGTGGTGTTCAGAACGCTATTATTGGTGTAGCTATTGAGAAGAAAGAATTGTCTTCTGCGGAAGGTTCTGAATCCAGTGCTGGAGGGCTTTATCACAATCCTCGTATTAAAATAAGAATTGTTTAACATAAAGAAAAAGGAGGAAAAGAAAATGCCTAATGTAAATGTGGATTCAATGGTAAATGGACAGGCTCAGGGTGATTTTGCCAGAATGGTTCAGGCAAATGGATCATTGAATGTAGGAGCAAAACGTCCGTTTATAGGAACTGATGGGAGACCATATATTTCCGTGTATAAAGGAGGAGACCCAACACAAAAAAGTAATTGGGGACTTCAACTTGTAGCTAATGCTACTCTCCGTAGGGATGAGTGGAAACAGTTAGATGCAGCTTTGATAGCAGAGAAAACGTATCGTCTTGGTGGGATTGATGATTTAAAAGCAAATGGGCTTACATACAATCTTGGAAATGCAATGGGAACAACTGTTCTCGAATGGCATGATGTTTCCGGTGCAATGGATGCTGTTGTTACTATGGATGGTGTTACTCGTGGAGAAAACAATCGTCCAAATTATCAGACTAATTATTTACCAATACCCATCATACATGTTGATTATGAGATCAACACAAGGGCATTGGCAGCCAGTCGTAATATGGGAAATCCTTTGGATGTTACAGATGCTGCTATGGCAGCAAGAGCAATCAATGAAAAACTTGAAAATATGCTCTTTTCAACTGTTACCCCTTATAGTTATGGTGAAGTTGATGATCGTAGTAGGAATAAGATTTACAGCTACTTAACATTCCCAGATATTAATTTGGTCACTTTAGGAGATCATTGGGATTCTTCGTCAGACATGGCTAAGAAGATCCTTGATAATGTTCTTGCTATGATTGTATCTGCCAATAATGCTTACTATTATGGGCCGTTCATGTTGTACATTCCTAAGAATTATGGGATTGTTCTTTATGATGATTATGATACAACTACACCGGGGACGACTATTAAAGATCGTATTATGAAGATTGATGTTATCAAAGGGATCAAAGTTATTGATACTCTCCCTGATGATACCGTACTTTTAGTACAGATGACACAGGATGTAGTTCGTTTGGTCAATGGTCTTGGTTTGACAAACATCGAGTGGAAAGTTGAAGGTGACTTCCTTACGAAGTACAAGTGCTTCACAATTGCCGTGCCCCAGATCCGTTCTGACCAGAATGGTCACTGCGGAATTGTCAAACTTGCATGAAATTAGTGAGTTACAATAAAATTTAACTAATCAAGTTAACTTTTAATAATACAAATATGGAACGTTTAAAACATAATTTTCAACATACTAAGTTTCAAAAAACAAAATTTCATTATGTGTATATTATTACAAATACACTTAATGGAAAGCAGTATGTTGGGGATCATTCTACTTTTAAATTACATGATGGTTATTTAGGTAGTGGGGATGTTTTAAAATGTGCTTTTAGAAATCATGGTAAGCAAAATTTTAAAAAAGAAATACTTGCCTTCTTTTCTACAAAGCAGAATGCTTTTGCAGCACAAGAGAAATACATAATCCAATACAATACACTTTATCCAAATGGGTATAATATATGTCCAAATGGGGGTTTAGGATTTCATGAGAGTTTTTCAGATGATACAAAAACAAAAATGAAAAAGAATCATGCAGATTTTTCAGGTGAAAATCATCCTATGTTTGGGAAAAAACATACGGAGGAAAGCAATCAAAAAAATAGGGTTGCAGTAAAAGCATGGTATCAAACAGAGGAGGGAATAGCATTTAGAATAAAACAAAGAGAAAATAGATTAAATGCCCCACGTGTAAAAAGAGCAAATCCATCTCCATTGAAAGGACAGAAGCGTCCTGTTGAGGTAGGGTTAAAAATAAGTGCTGCTTTACAAGGAGGAAAACATTCAGAAGAACGAAAACAAAAAAATAGAGATGCGCAAAATAAACGTATGCAAAATTCTGAATTGAGGGAAAGACAAAGAATAGCAGCTCTTAAACAGTGGGAAGATCCTGAATGGAAAGAAGCACATATTGGGGAAAATCATCCAATGTTTGATAAACATCATTCTGTGGAAACAAGAGAACAACAAAGCACATCTCATAAAAAAAGGTATATAGAACAAAAACAAAAAAGTAATTTAATAATCATTTAAAATTTTTAATTATGGAACGAGTAAAAAATGAAGTTATGGAAGAAGGAAAACAACGATTTAAAAAAATAGGTGGAGGTTCTCTCCGAATAGGAAAAAGAATAATTAAACCGGGACAAGAGTTTGATGCATTACCAAGTGAAATTTCACCAGCATTTAGAAATATGGTGATTCCTGTTGGTGGGACAGTAAATTGGAAAGATGCAAAACTTGCTCCTGCTCCTGTACCAACACCAAAAGAAGTAGTTCCTCTTGCTTATACAATACAACCTCATGGAAAAAGTGCCCTTTGGTACGATGTTGTAGACGGTCAAGGGAAAGTCCTTAATGAAAAATCCCTCAAAAAAGAAGTTGCTGAGAAACTTTTAGCAGATTTGCTAAAATGAACTGGCAAGTCCCACGAATATGGGATGAGGGGGATGTTTGGATTATAGGTGGTGGGCCGTCAGTACCAAGACAATTTGGGATTCCTGATGAAGTTATTCAGTCTGTTGTTAAAGGACAAAAACCACCAAGTACATATTCCCCTTATATGAGTTTCCTGCATGACAAGCATGTGATAGGGATTAATGTAGCATACTTTCTTGGAGATTGGATAGACATGATATTCTTTGGGGACAGTCAATTTTTTACAAGACATCAAATGGGGTTGGCAAAGTTTCCCGGATTAAAAGTTTCCTGTCATCCAAGTATAGCAAAACACAGTTGGATTAAATATTTACCAAGAGACATAAAACATCCACGAGGAATTAGTGAAAGTTCAAAAATGGTAAGTTGGAATCAAAATAGCGGATCTGCTGCAATAGGTGTAGCTGCTCATGCAGGAGCAAAAAGAATTATGTTATTAGGCTTTGATATGTGCCTTTCTCCTGATGCAAATCAACATTGGCATGACTTGTATGGGAGAAATGTAAATAAGAATGATAAAAACAGGCAAAGACACATGCCATTTCAACGTCATTTAAGAGGGTTTGCAGAGATTGCAAAAGATGCCAAGCGGATGGGAATAGAAATTGTTAATGTGTGCCCTGAAAGTGCTATACCACAGTTCAGGAAGACTTCAATGAAAGAGTTCTTATGAATGTTATAAGAATATATGGTGGGTTAGGAAATCAGTTGTTTCAATATGCTTTAGGAAGAGCAATGGAAGTTAATGGAATTAAGGTAGGGTATGATATATTTCATAGGAGGTATACTTCACCAAATGAGTTTACCCGAAAGTATTTATTGAATAAATTTTGTGTTGCTGTAAAGAAAGTTCCTTTTTTAAGGCAGAATACTATTAGGGAGAGAAACTTTACTTTAGAAGTTGTAAAAAAAGATAATCATAATTTTTGGGGATATTGGCAACGTCCGGGAATTCATGAAAACATTCTATCTATTCTTAGAAAAGAATTTTGTGTTAAGGAAGAATTTTATACACCTGAATTTTTAGATTTGAAAGAAAGAATTGTTAATAGCAATTCTGTATCTATTCATGTTAGGAGAGGGGATTATTTAACAAATGATGGGTTCAATGTTTTACCATTAAGTTATTATCAGAAGGCAATAAAACAGATTGAAGGGGTAAAATTCCTTTATATTTTCAGTGATGATATTAAGTGGTGTAAAGAGAATTTTGAAGAAGGGGTATTTGTTCATTTGGAAGAGTATCTTGATTTTGAATTGATGAAAAGTTGCAAATCCAATATTATTGCTAACAGTACTTTTAGTTGGTGGGCAGCATATTTGAATGACAATCCTAAAAAGATTGTGATTGCTCCAAAACAATGGAGAGCAAGAATAAGTGATCAGGAAATATTTGATAAAGATTTTTTCTTACCTAAAGACTGGATATTATTATGATGCTTAGTTTTGAAAAAATGGTGAGGGATTATAAACTTGATATACGAGGGGTCATTCATATTGGGGCACATCATGGTCAGGAATATGAGGCGTATGCTAAACAGGGAATTAAGAATATGGTATTTTTTGAACCTGTCCTTTCTAATTTTTTGAAATTATTGGAAAACATGAAGGGGAAGCATGTAACAATGTACAATACTGCTCTTGGAAATGAAGAAGGGGAAAAGGAAATGTTTATTGAAACTGCGAATCAGGGACAAAGTTGTTCCATACTTGAACCAGGAACTCATCTTAAATCATACCCAAATATAAAGTTTGATAAAAAGGAAACTATTAATATGCACAAGTTGGATAATGTTTTCTTTGACAGGGATTTATTCAACATGATTAATATTGATGTTCAGGGGTATGAGTTGGAAGTTTTTAAAGGGGCTGTAAATACATTGGAAACTATTGATATAATATATTCAGAAGTTAATTTTGAAGAAGTTTATAAAGGTTGTGTCCTTGTTGAGGATTTAGATAAGTTTTTAAAGAAATTTGGTTTTATAAGAATATTAACAAGTGTACACCCAAGAGCGTGGGGTGATGCTTTATATTTAAAATACTAATTATGTACTCATTAGCAATACCAACGTATAACAGGACCAAAATGGTTATGGAAGCCTTTAAGAAAGTGCTTTGTAATCCATTGATAGATGAAATCATAATATTGGATGACCACTCCTCTCCAGAGATATTTTGTGAGTTGTGGAATCTTGTTAATAATTTGGACAACGATAAGGTTAAATTATATCGGAATAGCAAGAACTTACAACCATTACTTAACAAATATGAATTAGTTAAGAAGTGTAAGAATGATTGGGTGATTATGTTGGATTCTGATAATATAATTGATGATAATTATATTAAAAGTGTGAGTAAGTTAGATACAGAGAATGATGTGGTTTATTGTCCTGAAGTACTGTATGCTGCTGAAGATAAAACACATGTTCATTGGAATTATAAGGAATTCAATCAGGTATTTATTGATAAAGACAATGTTAAAAAGTATATGAATAATGGTTTATTTACTACATGGATGAATACAGGGAATTACTTTTTTAATAGAAAAACTTATTTGAATGTTATTGAAGATAATGAAAAGGATGAAAGATTAAGTGTATCTGATTCTTTTTATTTCAGTTATCTGTGGTTGTTGAGTGGTGGAAGAATGAAAGTTGTTCCTGACTTATATTACATTCATCGGATACATGAGGGAAGTTATTATTTGAATCATAAAAAAATACTTCCACCATTGCATAATATAATTGAGCAAAAAATTAAAGCATTATGACAAGGGAAAAAAGAATATCAGATCTCATAATAGATACAGATAAGAATTTTGCACCTTATTATGACATGCTTCCCAAACTCATAAGGGACAGGGGGTATAAGCGTGGTATTGAGGTTGGTGTATTTGCAGGAGGACATGCTAAAGCAATGTTAGATAATACAGATTTGGAATTACTTGTTGGTATTGATCCTTATAAAACATATAAAGTTGGTGGGATGCCGAATGGAATAAATGATCAGGAAGATATGAATTGTCTATGTTCTTTAGTTAGGTTAAGATTGAATACATATCGGTTTAGGTTGTTGAGAATGGGCAGTGATGAAGCATTTCCTGTATTGTCAATTGGGTGGGAGAAGTTTGATTTTGTATTTATTGATGGTTGTCATACGTATGAGCAACTTAAAAAGGATTTGGATAATTATAGCACGTTAATTCGTAAGGGAGGGGTAATTGCTTGTCATGATTATAAGCATCCTACCTATACTGTTTTAACTACTGCTGTTGATGAATTTGCAAAATTACACAATACAAAGGTTGTTATTTGTCCATTGTATGCAATTTACATGGAAAAAACTTGGTAATAATGATAGAAAAAGTTCCTGACATATTCAAAGTACTTACCAATGTAGAGTACCCCCCACATAATAAAATGGTGTTTGAGGAGTACTTTATGAATCATTTTAGTACATGGGATATGTCTAAAGGAGTTTATACTTATCTTCCTATTATGTGGACTAACTTTTATATCAGTAGGAAATATGGAAATGCTGATATGAGTGATTTGCAGGAGTTTTTAGATGGATTAGATAAGAATAAAACCTATTTCACAATTATTCAATATGATGATGGGATATTACAGAATATTGATGATTTGGATATTCTTATATTTGGTGCAGGAGGTGGTGGTGTAAAAACAAGATCAGAACGTAATTTAGGTATGCCTATTCCTTTAATATGTAACCCTACTCCTAATATAAACAAAGATAAGAAGCGGGATATACTGTGTAGTTTTGTGGGGACATTTAATGAAAAATATACGATAAGAGAAAAACTTAAAAAGTTAAGTTTTCCATTTTTAATAAAGGGAAGAGTTGGTTATGATTCATTTGTGGATATAATGGAAAAGAGTGTATTTTCATTATGTCCAAGGGGATATGGGGCAACTTCATTTAGGATTTGTGAAGCATTACAACATGGTTCTATTCCTGTATATGTTTATGATACACCTTGGATTCCTTGTCAATGGGAATTTAATTTTAATGATATTGGAATTTTAATACATGAATCAGATATACCAAATATCTTAAAAATTATTAAGGGTAAGACAAAAGAGGATATAAAAAGGTATTTGAAAAATGGAGAATCTGTTTATGAAGAGTATTTTTCATTCAGAGGATGTGCACAGACAATAATTAACAGGTTAAATGGATAACCAAAGGACAATAGTAGTGGTGTTGCGTTCAGGAGGAGATTTCTCTTTCAGGGATGTGGAATTGATTGTTCGACATATTAAAGGTAAATGGCAGTCAGAAATCAGACCACGTATTATTTGTCTTTGGGATAATGCAAGTCAGGAATACGATTTGGGTAACTTTGAAATCATACCTTTATCCAATGATTATCCAAAGTGGTGGAGTAGGATGATGCTGTACTCACCAGAAATGGAACAGTATCGTCCTTTCCTTTATGTAGATTTAGATACAATTATTGTAAAGTCACTTGAAAATATATTTGAGTTGGTAAAGAATCCAAGTATGTTCATCCCCTTAGAAGATTTCTATCAGAAAGGTCAGTTGGCAACAGGACTTGCTTGGATTCCTGCCAATTCAGAGAAGATAAAAGATATTTGGAAAGCATGGAAAAAAGAAGGACAAGGCAGTTCAAGGATGGATTATTTTTTACGTAAGGTTGTTAAACCGGATATGTTCTGGCAACAACTTACAACGACAATATATGATTTTAAACCAAGATCAACAGGGGTATTAAGACAAGTTCCTGAAGATGCAAATGTTGTTTGTTTTCATGGTAAACCAAGAATCTTTGATGCAGCAAATTCTTCTATCAGTTTAGGGTGGGTAAAGGAATATGTATATCAGGAAACTTTTTTAAAGAAAGGGAATAAACCCAAAGTGACTGTTATAATTCCATACAATATTGATAGAGGGTATTTAAAAGATGCTGTTGCAAGTGTTCCTGAAGGGGTACAGTTGATTTTAAGTCAAGGTGAGGGGAATTGGCCACAAAACTTTAATAAGGCTTTACAAGAGGCACAAGGGGATTACATAAAGTATTTACATGAGGATGATATGCTAACCCCAAATTGTATTGAAGATTCTATAAAAGCAATAGAAGAACAAGGGGTTGATTTTATACATGGTAATGCAATACAATGGAGTCAGCAATCAGGAAATAAAGTTTTATGGAAACCAAAAGTAAAATTCCCTACTCTGCAACAGTTCTTAGTAAAGAATACAATTCATAGTGCTACTACGATGTATCGTAAGGAAGTATTTACAAAAGTGGGGTTATTCAATGAATCAGATCAGGTTAAGTCGTTTGAGGAATATGAATTTAATATCAGGTGTTTACAGATGGGGATGAAAATTGGATATTGTAATTCCACGTTAGCATTTTATCGTAGGCATCCTAAACAGTTAATAAAAACAACAAATACAGTAAAACGAACAGTAAACAGGAAACAGGTGGTTAATAAATATAAAAAGATAGCATGACACAGGATAACTTAAATAGTCCGATATTTGTAACAGGTATAGAACGTTCAGGGAGTTCTATTATAGCAAGAATATTAAGTTTATGTGGGGCATTTACAGGAACTGTTTCAGCTATGCAGGAGAATATTGAGATTAAACAATGGGTTGATAAATATTACACTCTTATAGGTGCTGATTTAAAAGGACAAGATCCTTTACCAAATACAAATGAAATACTTATTCCGACAAATTGGAAATCAAAAATTGATGGGATTTTATTTGAAGAACAATACAGGATTGAGCAAACTTGGTTATATAAGGAATCAAGATTAAGTCAGATATGGCCGGTTTGGAATTATGCTTACCCAAATGCTAAATGGATTATTGTTAGACGTAAGACAGGAGATATAATTGAATCATGTTTGAAAACAGGTTACATGACTGCTTATAAAGATAAAGAAGGATGGTTGGGTTGGGTGCATCAGCATCAAAAGTTGTTTGTATTAACTGTTTAGGATGCCTACGATAAAATGCTAACGTGGAATTACAATATCCAATTTTCATCCCC